TCCATTTTTTAAAGATAGTACCGCCAAAGTTTATGACACTTTGATTTTATCCAGGCTGTTCTTTATGGACATGTTGGATAGGGACTTTCGATCTAAACCACCAAACATGCCAGCTCAACTTTATGGTAGACATAGCCTAGAAAGTTGGGGTCATAGATTAGGCAAGTTTAAATCTGATTTTGGTAAACAACTTCATGGGGATTGGTCTACTTACAGCCCTGAGATGTTGGAGTATTGTGCTCAAGATGTGGAAGTATCAGTAGCTCTTATAAAGACTTTTGAACCAAAGCTAGAACAATACAAAAAACCAATAGAAACAGAACATAGATTAGCCAGGATTATGTCTTGGCAAGAAAGAGAAGGTTATCCATTTAACGTAGCCTTAGCTCACAAACTAGAAAACAAATTAAGAACAGAACTCGAACAGCTCTCAGACGAGATGCGGTCAACCTTTATATGGGTTGATGGAGGGAATTTCACACCAGCTCGCCCGAATCAGAATAAAGGGTATGTAACTGGTGCTGAATTTTGCAGACTCAAAGAGTTTAACCCAACCAGTAGGCAACATATAGCTTTTGCCTTTAAGAATTTTAGAGGTTGGGAACCCTTAGAAAAAACAGATACAGGTAGACCAAAAATTGACGAAAAAATTTTGGAGGAAATAGGGACTGAAGAATCTAAAAAATTTGCAAGAATATTAACTTTGCAAAAACATTTAGGTCAATTATCTGAAGGAACTAATGCCTGGTTAAAACAAGTAGATAAAGGAGGAAGGATACATCATAGCTGTGTCCTCAATACAAACACAGGGCGAATGTCGCATATACGTCCCAATTTATCCCAAGTAAAAAGTGACAAAGAATCAAGAGAACTTTTCAACCCTGGACCAGATCGTGTCCAAGTTGGAGCTGATGCTTCTGGCCTCGAATTACGCTGCCTTAGCCATTACCTTGCAAGGTATGACAATGGTGCGTTTGCGAAGGAAGTTGTTGAAGGAGACATACATTCCTACATGGCGGGAATATCTAAAGTCAGTCGTAAAACTCAAAAATCGGTAACTTATTGTCTCATCTATGGCGGGGGCGATTTTAAGTTAGGTCTGACCGCTGGAGCATCTAAAAAGGATGCTGTTAAAAGAGGTAAAGATCTACGAGGAAAGTTACTCAAAGGGATTAAAGGTTTAGCTGAATTAAATGAAGCAATACAAACAAGAGCACAACATGGAGTAATTAATGCCATTGATGGTAGACCTATCAGATTACAAGGCAAAGCCTACGCTGCATTGAACTATCTTTTGCAGAGTTGCGGAGCTGCAATTTGTAAGGCTTGGTTATTAAGAAGCAACCAATTACTACAAGAAAACAATATTGATTATTGGCCGTTGGCATTTGTCCACGATGAGATGCAACTCTCAGTTAAACCAGAGCATGCAGAGAAGGCATGTGAATTAATAAAAATAGCAATAAAGGATGTACGAACAGAGCTCGCTTTTCGATGTGAGCTCGATTGCGATACCCAAATCGGAAAAACATGGGCCGACTGTCATTAAGACATGTAAGACATGTGGAGAAACAAAACCCGATAGTGAATTTGAAAAGGCAGATGGTAGACATAGAGCAACTAGAAATAGATGCAAAGTTTGTTTTAAGAAGCAAGCAATACTTAGACGAAAACTAAGAAAAGAAAATCCACCACCAGCTCCAGGTATTTGTCCTATTTGTAAGGAAGAAACAACAGCCTGGGTACTAGATCATTGTCACCACACAGATACCTTTCGAGGGTATATGTGTAGGACTTGCAATGCAGGGATAGGTTTACTTCATGACGATATTGAGGTTCTTAATCGAGCCGTAGATTATCTCACTAAATAATGAAACCACTAAAACTATTAATAGACGCAGACTTTTTCTTTTATCGTGCCGCTGCAGCTGCAGAACTTGAGCTGGATTACAGCCAGGATCTAACAGTTGTTGTTGGTAATTTTAGCCAGGGCAAAAAGATTGTTGAAACAGAGATCTCACAATTATGTGAACGCTTTGATACTGACGATGTTTTACTAGCTTTTACCGATCAAAAGAATTTTAGAAAATGTGTTGACGAAACATACAAAGGAAATAGAACTAAACGCAAACCAGCTGGATACCTCAAGTTAAAAAATTGGGGCATGTTTAACTGGCCATCACTCATGAAGCCAGCACTTGAAGCTGATGATGTTTTAGGTGTCATTAGCACCAATGGAAGCATTAAAAACTTTGTACTTATTTCTCCTGATAAAGACATGGAACAAATACCTTGTCGTTTATACAACTTAAAAGAGGAATGGACACAAACACCTGAAGCAGCCAAACGAAAACTATACCAACAGACTCTAGAAGGAGATCAATGCGATGGTTATCGAGGTTGTCATGGAGTTGGGCCAAAATCTGCTGAAAAAATTTTAGCCAAAGTTGAAGATGGAGATTATTGGCCAGCCGTTGTTGATGCCTATTTGAAAGCAGGGCAGACAGAAGCAGATGCTTTAAGAACAATAAGACTTGCCAGGATTTTACAAGCTGAAGATTGGGATTCAGTAATGCAGCAACCTATCTTATTTACACCTTGAAATTAACAAAAAAAGAACTACTTTTTATAAAATATGCACTCATTAATAAACGTATGTACCGAGGAGCTGACCTTAATTTAGGTGCAACTGTTTGGGAAGAATGGATGCAAGATTTTTATTTAAAAATACTAGAAGAATTAAAACAACATGAGTAAATTCTCACCCTCTCATTACCAAAAAGGAATCATAGAAGTCTGGGATTTTATAGAAGATCAAGACTTAGATTATTTTCTCGGCAACGTAATTAAATACGTTTGTCGAGCTGGCTTTAAACATGACGAAGATACATTAGATGATCTTAGAAAAGCCAAAACATATCTCTCCAAAAAAATATCCATCATCGAAAAAGAAAATGACAATTACGCACTATGACTTTCAAGGTCAGGCGATCCAATTTAGATTGCAAATGGATCAGCCAATAGGTAAAGAAAAAGCTGATTTAAGGCTACAAAGAGAATTAATTAGTGAAGAATATTGGGAATTTAATCAAGCTTTAGCAGATTATAAACCAGATGAATATGCTCTTAAAGAACTAGCAGATTTAGTTTTTGTTTGTTTCCAATATGCTACTGCGGCTGGTTGGGAATTAGATCAAGCTTTAGACAGAGTATTTAAAAGTAATATGTCAAAGCTAGAAAATGGAAAGCCTGTCAAAAATGAACAGGGAAAAGTAACTAAAGGTCGTAATTACAAACCCCCTTATTTAAAAGATATTGTATGAATAATTTTATAGCTCGTACTGGAAGAGTACAAAGCTGGATTGATAATCCACAATCCCGCTTACCTGTTAGCTGCACAGTATTTGTAGTTGAAGACAGTATGGAGGGTGACAATGGGATCGAATCGTCTTTACGTTTTACTTCGTTTGCTCTCAGACATGCAGCTGGAGTTGCAATCCACCTATCCAAACTACGACCAAAGGGAACTGAAAATGGCAAAGGTCTTGTTGCAAGCGGCCCTGTCTCGTTTGGAAAAATCTACTCGGTCTTAAATGAAGTGTTGAGGAGAGGTGGTCAATATAAAAATGGTTCGATTACGTTGCATTTAGACCTATCGCATCCTGACATCCTGGAATTTATTGAAGCTGATAGAAGTGAATTACCCTGGGCGAAAAGATGTGTAGATCTCACTCCAATAATGTGGTATGAAGCTAGTCAAGAAGTTAAAGACGCATTATTACTTGCTATTAAAAGTGGAGATGTTTGGTTAAACAAGATCAAATACACAGGCAAGATGGAAAGGATTTATGGGAATGTTTGCTTAGAAATATATTTAAGGAGTAGAGGAACATGTTTGCTCGAACATATAAATTTACCGCAATGTGAAATAGAAGAGCTTTCGTCAGCCTTTATTCAAGGAATGACTGAGCTATGTGAACTACATAAAAAAACAGGAGTTGGAGATTCAGGAGAATACTTATCACCTGAAGAAGATAAACAAGTTGGATTAGGAATACTTGGTCTAGCTAATCTTCTTTCTCAAAATGCAATTACTTATAAAGAATTTGGTCAACAGTTATCCATCCTTAATAATGGAGGACAGCCAAATGAAATGCCCGCTGGGAAGTTAGCTTATGCTTTACAGCAAGCAATTAATAGTGCGGCTGTAGTAGCTCGTCAACATGGTATGCACAGAGCATTTTGTATAGCTCCAACAGCTACATGTTCTTACAACCATACAGACAAACTTGGCTTTACTACTGCCCCAGAAATAGCACCCCCAATAGATTCAAGTGTTGATCGTGACTCAGGTACTTTTGGTGTTACTAGCTATGACTATGGGTTTGTAGAAACTGCAGCTGAAGTAGGTTGGCACGACTTTAAAAAAGTTGCCGATGGTATTGTTAAGCTCTTTGATAACACAGGACTATTTCATGGCTACAGCCTAAACACCTGGTCAGATGTAGTTACCTATGATGAACAATTCATAGAAGAGTGGTTGCACTCCCCACAGACAAGTATCTATTACAGTCTCCAGGTAATGCCAGATACACAGAGAAAAGATGACGTTACATCTTTCCTTGATGATGAATATAAAAATATGTTTGAACCTATATCCTCAGAATGTACCGAAGATTTTTGCCCAAGTTGTGCTGAATAATGACATCACCATATACAAAATTAGTAGAAAGAAAACGAAAGTGGACCCCTGTTGCTGTAACTAGAGGTAAGTTGTTAGAGGGGTCTGAAGATTCAATCTATCGAGCGTTAGCTCTTCGTGTTTTAGAACTACCTGTAAAAGAATTTTTACAACAAGGTTTAGAAAAAGATTTACCAGATATACCAGGAGTCGTTGAAGCTCTTGAATCAAACCAAAAAGATGAAGACAAACATGATCTAGGATTTAGTTATATTTGTCGTGCTCATGGTACTGATCCTGATGCTGAGGATGAAGCTCAAAATATTTTAAATGCTTGGTTAGAAGCTCCCGAACATCCCATATTAAAAGCTGCAATTTTAGAAAGGTCTGTATTTTTTGTACTGCTACCTTTCTATAGATTTTGTGGAGATATAGGGATGAGAAGTTTAGCGGCTGACATCTCCAGGGACGAACAAGTCCATGTCGGAATCCACGGAATGGTAGTCCACGACTTGGGTTTGAAGAATACAGAGAGATTAAATAAGCTTCGTAAAGATACTGTTGATTGGGTTATGAATGGAATGGATAGTCCTAAAAATAGATATCTCAATAAAGATTTCTGGATGAATCAATCTAACAATTTATATCTTCGAGGAAAAGCAGAAGGACTAGCCGAAACTAAACGTGCCAGGATGCCTTCTTTCTTTGAAGCAAGCAATCAAAATCTCCCCAAGTATGGCTAACGAATTAGAAGTTAATGAAGTATTTGGTGGTCAAGATTTCCTGGAAAAATTAATCCAGGAACTTGACACCACGTTTCCACAAGTAACACCAAACCCAGACGAACCTCTTAGTAAGATCATGTATAGATCAGGACAAAGAAGTGTCGTTGAATATTTATTTAATAAGCAAGAAAACAATGTGCAAACCTGATCTCCCTCCAATGCCTGAGCAACCTGATCCGTTGCCAGCTCCTCCTACACCACCTCCAGCTCCATCAGTTCCAGACCCTATAAAGCCACCTGAAAGTGTTAGTGCTAAAGAGAAAAAATTAAAGAAAGGTTCAAGAAGAGCTCAATTAAATCAAGCTGGTTCTGGAGCTGAACAATTAAGGATTGATTTAGATCCTTCCGCAGTACAGAACATTTCAACTGTTAATACAGGTCAAGGAACTAAACCAAAACCAAAACCTAATGCTCTTAATATTCCTAACTAATGAAAGAACAAGCCTCAAGCCGTTACCAATCATTAGCAACGGATAGGCAAGACTTTCTAGACAAAGCCAGAGAATGTGCAGAGCTAACCCTACCTTACTTATTAGTCAATGATGGGCATGCTTCAGGTACTAAATTACCTGTACCCTGGCAAAGTTTGGGAGCTAAAGGGGTGAACGTACTTGCATCTAAATTGATGTTAAGTCTCTTTCCAGTAAACACTAGCTTTTTTAAGCTGCAAATAAACGATGCTGAGATAGCAGGGATACCAGAAGTAACACCTGAAATTAAATCTGAAGTTGATTTATCTCTTTCCAAAATGGAAAGGATAATAATGCAACAGATAGCTGAGACTTCTGATCGCATAATGCTTCACGCTGCTATGAAGCACTTAATTGTCACAGGCAATGTATTGATTTTTGTCGGAAAGAAAGCCCTAAAAGTTTATCCAATAGATCGCTATGTCGTTAATAGGGATGGCGATGGTAACGTGATCGAAATTATCACAAAAGAAAAAATCCACAGAACCCTATTACCTAAAGAATTTCAAAAGCCTTTAATGGGTGACGGTAAGGACATCAATGCCCCAGGCGAAGATGGTCCTAAATTTGGAACTACAGGTGCTAGTAAAACAGAAGAAGCTGAGATATTTACTTGCATTAAATTACAAGATGGTCAATGGAAATGGCATCAAGAAGTAGACGATAAGATCCTACCTGGATCTCAAAGTAGTACACCTAAAAACCTACCTATGTGGTTAGCTCTACGCTGGAATGTAGTGGACTCAGAACCCTATGGTCGTGGCAGAGTTGAAGAGTTCCTGGGAGATTTAAAATCTCTTGAAGGTTTAATGCAAAGTATGGTGGAAGGTAGTGCAGCTGCAGCAAAAGTAGTCTTCACAGTTTCGCCAAGTTCAACCTGTAAACCTCAAAGTTTAGCTAGAGCCCAGAATGGAAGTATTATCGTTGGCAGACCTGATGATGTTTCAGTAATCCAGGTGGGTAAAACTGCAGATTTTCGGACTGTAATGGAGATGATACAAGAACTTACCAGGCGATTGTCTGATGCTTTCTTAATCCTCAATGTTCGTCAATCAGAACGAACTACTGCTTCAGAAGTTGAGATTGTAAGGCAAGAAATAAATGAACAATTAGCTGGCATATATGGCAACTTAACTACAGACCTACTAAAACCATACCTGGATAAAAAACTAGCAATACTACAAAGGATGAAAACCGTTCCACCTTTACCTAAAGGTTTAGTTTCTCCTATTGTTGTAGCTGGTTTAAATGGTATTGGTAGAGGTCAAGACAAAGTAGCTTTAATGGAATTTTTAACAGCTGCTTCTCAAGGTCTTGGACCTGAAGCAATTATGCAATATATCTCACCTGAAGAATTTTTAAAAAGACTAGCAGCAGCTAGTGGTATTGATACTTTAAATCTTATTAAAGACGCATCCACTATGGAAGAAGAAGCTGCACAGATGCAACAACAGCAAGTCACATCATCACTCATAAATCAGGCTGGACAACTTGCTAAATCACCAATCGGAGAACAAGTAGTAAATGGAATCCAACAACAAGCAGCCCAAGGTGGAATCCCAGGGCAACAAGGACAAGGTGGAATCCCAGGGCAAGAAGCCCCAGAAACGCCCCCGCAGATCTAATGGAAGATTTGCAAAATCTACAGAATTAGAAGCAGGGCTTACAAAAAAAGTAGACATCACAGTTAAGAAAAAAATAGATGCTCCTACTGATGCCAAACAATCAGCTGGTAAATATGGCAAACAAGAAAAAATTGTACCCAGCTTCGGAACTATAAGAACAACATTACATTAATATGGCAACTCTTACCTTTGATCCCTCAGCAGATGGTCCTTCTCCAGAACAGAAGGAAGCAGAAGCTCAAGCACTAGCCCAAGGCGAAAAGCTCGAAGAAGCTAGAGCTGCAGATGAAGCTGCTAAATGGGATAAGACTGATAAAGAAAATGAAAGTGCAGAACTTATTGGTGGCAAATTCAAATCTCAAGAAGAATTATTAAAAGCTTATCAAGAGTTAGAAAAGTTACGCTCTAAAGAAAACACAGAAGAAACTTCTGAACCTGAAGAGACTACAGCTGAAGAAACACCTGAAACTCCTACAGAAGAAAATCCAATATTTTCTAAAGCTGCTGAAGAATATGCAGATGGTGGAAATATTTCTGAAGAATCTATTGAAGCTTTATCAAAAATGGATTCAAAAGATTTAATCAAATCTTATGTAGATTTTTATTCTAAATCACAACAGAAAGCAGAACTACAGCAAACTCAAGTAAATGAGATAAAAAATATTGCTGGAGGAGAAGAAGGTTATAAAGAACTAACAACTTGGGCTTCTCAAAATTTAGAAAAAACTGAACTAGAACAATTTAATACTATTGCTAATACTGGCAATTACACAGCAATTAAGTTTGCAGTTGAAGCATTAAATAGTAGGTTCAGAAATCAAGAAGGCTATGAAGCTCCTATGGTTACAGGTAAAGCCGCATCTAGTAATGCCAAGCCTTATCGTAGCCAGGCAGAATTAGCCAGGGATATTGCAAATCCTCTATATAATTCCGACCCAGCATTTAGAAGTGATGTTGAGGAAAGATTATCACTAAGTACAGATTTACTTTAAACCAATGCCAAAAGGAAAAGGAACGTATTCAAAACCAGGAAGACCACCTAAGAAAAAATGAAAACTAAAGATTTAGAGAATCTTTTAAATTATTACCCTTACGAACCACCAATACAGGTGATAGAAAAGAAACCAATTATGACCCCAGAAGCAGAAAGATTTAATGGTTGGGCAGCAATGCTCGGCATAGTTGCAGCTCTAGGAGCTTACGCAACTACAGGACAAATTATTCCTGGAATATTTTAGACATAATCTTACGTTCATCCTTTTTAGGACGCATTTGTTTAGTCGGTGGAACGGACGCTAAACACTATTCTTAAGATTATGCAAACTGTAAAACTCGTTTATAGAGGTGTTGTATATTACATCTCACGTTAAGTCTGGTGACATTTGGGAGGTTCGATTCCTCCCTTAACAATCAGCCCGATCAGAGGCTTTGTATCTGACAACCTTGCAAGGGAAAAAGTTAGGTCAACAAGATATAAATCAGTAGTAGGAGTAAGCCCTCTGAGGAGGATAACTTTCGCTGAAAAGGATTAAGTCGTAAAGACCGTTAATCAATCTTTCTCCTATTTAGAGATGACAAATATAGCAAATCTCCATAGACCCAATGCGGTTAATGGAAACCAAAGTAATACCTACGCTAATAAGTATGCGACAGCGTTAAAGCTGTTCTCTGGTGAGGTATTTACAGCATTTAATAGTGCTTCAATATTCCAGGGTCTTGTTAAGAGCTACACCCTAAGAGGTGGTAAGTCTAAGCAGTTCTTACTAACTGGAACATTAAGTGCTGGGTATCACACCCCTGGCACTCCAATACTAGGTGATACAGCATTGAAAGCTAATGAGAAGACAATCCTAATGGACGATCTCCTTGTAAGCTCTCAGTTCGTGTATGACTTAGATGAGGTTCTATCACAATATTCCACTAGATCTGAAATATCTAAGCAGATCGGTGAAGCTTTAGCAAAACACTACGATACTCGTATTGCTAAGGTTCTTGATATTGCTTCAAGAGAAGCTTCAGTAGTAACTGGTGAGCCTGGTGGCTTTGAAGTATCTATTGGTTCTGGAAACCAATTTAAAGCTCAGAAAATTGTTGATGGTTTATTTGAAGCCGCTGCAGTTTTAGACGAGCGTAATGCCCCTCAAGAGGGTCGTGTATGTGTATTAAGCCCAAGACAATACCTCGGCTTAATTGCAGCTGTAGACACAAATATCTTAAACAGAGAACTTGGTGCATCTCAAGGTGACATCAACTCTGGAAAAGGTTTATATAGCATTGCTGGTATCAAGCTTTATAAATCAAACAACCTTCCATTTATGGCTGCGTACAACACAGCGGTAACTGGTGAGAACAACGACTATGCAGATGCAAACGCTACTTGCTGTGGTCTTGTGTTCCATCGTGAAGCTGCTGGTGTACTAACAGCTATTGGTCCTTCTATTGAAACTACAAGTGGAGATTTCCATGTTCAATACCAAGGCGATTTGGTCGTAGGAAAGCTAGCTATGGGAGCATCTTCTTTAAGAGTTTCTGTTGCTGGTTCATTACAAGCACAATAATAAAATGCCCTAGAGGATTTATATCCTCTTCGGGGCTTACCATTCCCTAGAAAATAAATGGCAACAACCTATAAGCTAACTAAATTAGCAGCCGTAAATATAATCCTATCCAACATTGGACAAGCACCTCTAACAAGTTTAACTACATCTAACCCTTTATCTTCTTTAGCAGAAGGAATGATAGATGAAGTATCACATGCTTTGCAATCAGAAGGTTGGGTATTTAATACTGAACAAGATTATCCATTTACTCCTGACAATAATAAATTTATTGAAATTCCAGCTAACGTTTTATCCTTAGACTCTCCAGAATGGTCTAGTTTAGAGCCAATAATAAGGAAACCAGCTGGAGTTACAAATGCCAGGCTATATGATAAAAGAGATCATACTTACGAATTTGATACTAAACAGTATTTAAAAGTAATTTGGTATTTTGATTTTATTGATTTACCTGAAGTATTTAAACAATACATAACTATTAGAGCTGCAAACTTATTTGCTAATAGAGCTGTAGGTTCAAACGAAGTAGTTAAATATTCTGAAAAAGAAGAGGAAATTGCTAGAGCTGCAGTTATGGAATATGAAACTCAACAAGGAGATTACAACATATTTAATGACTCAGCTGGAGGTAGAGAGTTCCAAACATATTTACCGTATAACGCTATCAAAAGATAATAATGGCTGCAGTATCACAATCAATACCCAATCTACTAGGAGGGGTTAGTCAACAGCCTGATCCAATTAAATTACCTGGTCAAGTTAGAGAAGCTGTTAATGCTTATCTTGATCCAACTTTCGGATGTAAGAAAAGACCACCAACAGAATTTGTTGGATTGTTAGCTAATAACATTCCTTCAGATGCTAAATGGTTTCCAATATTTAGAGACAATGACGAAAGATATATCATTGCAATTTACAAATCTGGAAGTCCAGCAACTATCCAGGTAAAAGCCTGGGATGCAAATACTGGTCAAACCAGAACAGTTACAGTTAGTTCAAGTGCTCAAACATACTTAGACACAACTAACTTAAATAATTTAAAAACTCTATCTATTGCTGACTATACATTAATTTCTAACGCTGATAGAGACGTTAGTATGAACGCTGTTCAGCTAACCACTACTAAAGAAGAAGCATTAGTTGTTATTAATTCGATTGCTTATAACACCACTTACTCTATTGACTTAAATAGAGATGGTAATACTCAACAAACTAAAGTTTATCGGGCTGCAGAATTAGAGATAATTCCTGGATCTTATGAGATAGCTGATAATGGTGCATGTTCTCAACATTCAGCTGGAGATCATACAGGTTCAGCAACAGGTAAATCAGGACTTCAATTTAGAATTACTAACCAATGTTCTGCTTATTATGATGAAGAATCTAACTCTTACATTTCTAGATATAACGCTAGTGTAATTTTAAAAAATGGTGGTGTTGGATGGAGAGTAGGAGATACTGTAACTGCAACTCAAGGCGGTAAACAATTTACTATTCGAGTAAGTAAAGAAGCGTTTGAATATACCTATGCAAGTGATGGAATAGCGACATTTACAACCCCAAGTAATGCAAGCTCTGGAACTCTACAGATCGGAGATATTATTACTAATTTAAAAAATGCTGTAAATAATATTTCTAATTACACTTGCGATAGTATTGGTAATGTTTTAAGGATTAAAAGATCAGATACTAGAAGTTTCAACATTGCTGTTAGAGGTGGTACAACCAACCAGGCAATGACCGTTATAAAAGATACAGCTAATGATATTGCAGAATTACCTTTCCAATGTTTTCCTAATTTTATTTGCAAAGTAAAAAATACCCAGGATAGTACAGCTGATGATTATTACGTCATATTTGAACCTGACGCAGCTGGTATCCCTGGTGCTGGATCTTGGACAGAAACAATTAAGCCTGGAATAGAAACAGGTTTAAACTCTTCAACAATGCCACATGCTCTTATTAGGCAAGCTAATGGTACGTTTACTTTAGATGCTTTAAATAGTTCTTCTGCTTTTGGTGGTTGGGCTAGTAAAGAAGTAGGAGATGAATTTAGTAACCCTAATCCTAGTTTTGTAGATAAGGGTATTTCTAACATGTTCTTCTTTGCAAACCGTCTAGGATTCTTATGTGAAGATGCTGTAATTCTTAGTCAGCCTGGAGATTATTTTAATTTTTTCCAAACCTCTGCAATTACGGTTACTGATAGTGATCCAATAGATCTAACAGCATCTAGTACAAAGCCAGCTATTCTACAAGCTGCAATAGGTACTCCCAAAGGACTAATCTTATTTGCTGAAAACTCTCAGTTTTTAATGGCTTCTCAAGAAGTTGCTTTTGGACCAGCTACAGTTAAATTAACTGAAATTGCTACCTATACTTACAAGTCAATAACTGAACCATTAAGTACTGGTGTTAGCGTCATGTTTGTTACTGAAGCTGATACTTATACAAAGATTTTAGAAATGGCAGCTGACTCTGTAGATAACAGACCTACAGTTTCAGATAATACCAGGATTATTCCAGAATATATTCCACCTGATTTAAAATGGGCTACTAACTCACCTAATAACAGTATGTTGTTTTGGGGTGATAATACTAATACAGTTTTTAGTTTTAAATTTTTTAATGCAGGGAATGAAAGACAATTAGCTGGTTGGAGTAAATGGACATTTCCAACTCAAGTTAGGATGATGGAATTTGATAATGATACGGCTTATATAGTTTCTTATGACGGAACAAATAGTACTCTTCAAAAAATGGAGTTACTAGATGATCCTGATACAGCTCCTATCTCGACAAGTTTTAACACAAAATTTTTACCGAGATTGGATTTTATACATCCCAAAGCTTCTTTAACTACAAGTACAGTTGGCTCAAATACAAAAATATATTTTCCTACTGGTGGCTATGTAAATGGAACAACACCTGTATTTATAATGACTAGTGGTGCTGATGCTGGATACTTTATTAGACCAACAATACAAACTGATGGTGGTGGTAAATTTATATTGGTTCCTAGTTCATTAACTTCAGTTAATTATGTAATTGGGATGCAATATAGAATGACTGTTTCTTTGCCAGCATTTTATGTAGCAACTGAAGGTAAAGCTGATCGTATTGATAATCCAGTAGTAGAATTGTTGTATTTAGATCTTTATTATTCAGGTAGATATGAAGTAGAGATAGAGAAATTAGGATATACAAACTATACACATAACGTAGATATAGCTAGAGCTGGTTTATATTTAGCCAACGCTCCAGCATTAGAAGAAGTAGTTACAAAAACAGTACCAATATTTTGCTTAGGTAGAGATGCCAAGGCAAGTATATATGCAGATGATCCTGTCCCTTCAGCTATAACCAGCTATTCCTGGCAAGGTCATTACAACAAACGAGACGTATTACAACTTAAAGGTTAATGAAACCCTATTACCGTAAAGCTACGGTGAAGGATGCGATTTTGGTAGCTAATAATCTTCGTAAAGAAGACCGTATGGAAATGGAGGGGTTAGGTCATCATCCTTTATCCCTCTCTTTTATAGTTCAATTTTACAGTAACACAGTATCTTTCTTTGATGAGGATGGAAGTATTGCTGGTATAGGGGGAATCATCCCAGATACAAGAGAACATGTAGGACAAGTTTGGATGCTTTGTACTCCTATTGTCACTAGGAAACCCCATACATTTGTAAGACATCTAAAACGCTGGCTAAATGAACAGCACGAATATCGCCTCCTATGGAATATTGCAGATGCAAGAAACATTTTTCACCACAAACTATTAAAAATACTTGGATTTAAAGGAATAAAAGTTGTCCATCCACCACCTTATGCACTCCCATATTATGAAATTGTAAAACTATGTGTTCAGTAGCAGCAGCGGGCGTAGCTGTTTCAGCGATTGGATCGGCTGCATCCATTTTTCAAGGTATGCAAAATATGCAACTTACCGTTGATATGGCTAAACAGCAGCAAGATTTATCTTATAGACAAGCCCAGCAACAACAAAACTTTCAAAATCAGGCGATTGTGCAGAAACATATTGGAGATGTTAAAGCACAACAAGCAGCTCAATTTGCCGCAGAAAAAGCATATTTCTTCGGAGATCAAGCAGCAAACGCAGCCTTCGTATCACAACAAGAAAAATTAAAAGAAATACAAACAAAAGCAGCTTTTAAAGCTCAAGAAATATATGCAAAACAAATAGGTGGTAAAGGAAGACTTTTAGCGGAAGGAGGAACTGGACAATCTATTGGATTACTAGCTCTTAATGAAGAAAGATTGGCGGGATTTGCATTAGCAGAACAAAACGCTTCTCTTAGATCCGCAGAACAGGCAATGGGTAATTCTATGGAAGAAACCAGGCTTAAAGCTTTATCAAATATAAATGTCATCGCTTCTAAAACTCCCACACCTGTAAGCACACCAACCCTAGCTCCTCAACCTATAGGTATAGGAAAAGATTTAGAACTAGGAATACCCTCTTATAATTGGGCTTGATAATGACAAGAAGATACCAACCAACTCAGTACGGTAGCAATTTTCAAGGTTATGCCAAAGAAAAAGGTTTTAATCCAGTACAGCCTTTCGATCAATCAAATCAGATTAAAGAAAGAGCACAAGATAAAATTGACAATATAAAAAACTTAGCTAGAGCTAATCAAATACAAGCTAATTTAGATAGAGCGACATTACAAGGTAATCAACAAATTGCTAAGGCAAAATTTGATGCAAATTGGAAAGTGATTAATGGTTTAATTGCTTTAACTAAAACAGGTATAGAAGGTTATCAGACAATTAAAGAGGATCAATTAGAAAAAGAAAAAGAAAATGCTTTATGGGAATCTCTTGGTGGTGGTGAAGTAAAACCAACTGAAGTTGAAGTTGAAACTTCTAAAGAAAACAATAAAAAAGTAGACCTTGAAGTTACTGCAAATGGTGCAGCAAATAATGAAATTTCTAATGAATTGCTTGATACAGGCGATATAGAAAAATTAGATTTATCAAATCAATTACAAGAAAGTAGTACTTCTAATATAGTTACTGGTTTAAAAGGAGATGTGTTTGGAGCTGTAGGAATACACCAGGCTTACTTAAGAGAACGATTATCACAAGTTCCTCCTGATGAAATGCCTAAAAATTTGGCTGACATAAGACTTTTATTGAAAGAATTTAATAAGGATTTTATGAAATCTGGGGGCTTTCTAGATCCAAGAATGAAAGATTTAGTTCTTGAGCATTTAGCTGAGACGATGGTAAACAATACAAATTATATCTCTGCAGAATTAGTTAAAAAAAATGTTGAAAATACTCAAAAAGCAAATTTATTAATTGTTGAAAACTATGTCGCAAAAGTTGTAGATAATGATAAGTTATCTCTGCAACAAAAATGGAACGCAATTTCTGATGCTTATTTTAATAATAATGTAGGGTTTACTGATAGAGGATTAGCTAATGAAGCAGCGTTAAAACAACTTTTAGAAGAAGTAGCTTTATCTGGTCCTTCAGCTGTATCTGAAATAAATAATTTAAGAAATGTTTTACAAGTAGATAAACAAAAAGGGACTGAATTAAACAACAAATATCAAAACATTTTTGATGAATATGAAATTAAAGCGAGAGACAATAATATACAAGAGTTTCAAAGGAATGAAAATGAAAGAAATATAGCTAATAAAAAAGTTGTAGATAATTATTATAAAAATCCAACTCCTGATAATAAACAAAGAGCTATTAATTCTTTATTAGCTATTGGTACAAAAGAATCTATAGCTGAAGCTTTATCTTTATCTTCAACAGGTTTAAGTTACGATCCGAAAAAAGCAGCTGAAATAGCTTTAGAAATTGCTGGTGGTGCTGAATATGATGAAGATGATCTTAAAACTTTGCTAGATGAACAAGTTATTAGTAAAGAAGAATATGATAATTTAATTACACTTGGACCATTAGCAGAAACTAAAAGAGAATTAAAAGATTATGTAGAGTCAATAGATAATTCATTTGAAGAAGCTATTACAAAAGGATATGACGAATCTGATTTAAAAAAAGGTAATTTATTATCACAGCTGTCTATTAAAAAAGAAGGATTAAAAGACGAAGTTTATGAAAAATTATTAGCAGAAATTAGAGTAAATCCTAATTTAATAAATGATAAGAATCAATTAGCTATTAAAACTAATGAGATTATTACAGATGTAATGGCTGGGGGTAGATATACAGCAACAAAGACTCCAGCCAAAGGATGGCAATTTACTTATGATTCAGAAACTAACCAGAAAAATTTAAAAACATTTAATATTGTTGGTAAACCTGGCTCTCAAGATTTTTCATCTTTAAGTTACGATCAATTATTTAATAAGAAAAAAATATCAATAGCTGAAATGAGTGCTACTGATGATTATTTTTTTAGTTTAGAAGATATACAAAGTGAATTTAAATTCTTTGCAGAAAACGGATTACCAAGTCAAAAGTTATTAAAATATTCAGCGGCTTTAGGTTATACACCAAAAGCATTTTTAAACGAACAAATGCGTTTGTTTGGTTTTAATAAAAACGCTGCAGAAGATTTCAAAATCGAAGTAACTAATCAAATTGGTGATACAAAGAATGGTTTTAAATATTTAGTAAAAAATGGCGGCTTCACTACTGAAGGTAGTGCTTACTTGGCAGCTGGCATTGAACGTTGGTCTGGATGGAATTTCCAAGAAGAGGACACAGGGGAGCTTTTCTGTACTCCCTGGATGGACCATCCATTGCGAATCCAGGCATTAGAAAAAAGATTTGGCAAAAAAATCAATCAGATTACAGCCAAACAACAACTCGCATTTATGATACAGGAATTAAAAAAGGACTATCCAGAGCAATATAGGATTTTAACTGACCCAACATCATCAAAAGATGATATAAGAACTGCGTCAGCTATTTACTTTAAGCATTTACCGTCCGATATAGACAAAACTGTTGAATCTTTATTAGCTCGTTAAGGTTGCGACCCTAACGGCATATACAAATAAATATGGAAAATGAAGAAATAAATCAGGGTATTCCTGAGACGGAAGGTGATGTCGAAAATTTTGTAGAAGGTTTCGACCAATTACCTGATATTGACCCACCTCCCACTACACAAACTGAATCGAAAGGAAGAGACACAACTGAAACCAGAGGTTTATCCAAAATAGTTCCTGAATGGATGAAACCTACTGAATTAAAAGAAGGATACGATGCCGTTACAGGTTTAGTTGATGGTCAATCAGATAATGTATTTCGTGGTGTTCAAGCTGCGGCTACAAATTTTATTGATGATACTTTTCGAGGAGATAAAGAAACTTACGATGAAATTCTTGCCAGACAAGATAAAGAGTATGGTGCAAAAAGAGTTGAATTTCTAAAGGCTGATAAAGAAAGAAGAATTAAAGCTGGTGTAGAAGATGAAGAGGGTAATAGATTACCAAATGTCTACTCTGAAACTGTAGGTATTCCTGTAGGAGCTGCCCTTGGAAACCTTGAAGCTGGATTTGAAATAGCTGAATTTGGTGGAGATTTAACTAGATGGCTTTTTAATTTAGGAAATGTCGCTCCTGAAGATGACATATCAACAATATTTAACGCTAATAGTAAGTATCAATGGGCTCAATGGGATTTAGGTAGAAATGATTTTGGAGCTCAATCTGGAGTTGGAAAATTCGCCCAGGGTTTACTTCAGTTTGCAGGTCTTTTAAAAGCTACAGGAGGTCTAAAAGGTCTTGAAGGTGTTAAAGCTGCAGCTCGTACAAGTCCAGGATTACATTCACAAAAAACTTCAAAGGTTTTACAACGGTACTTTTCTTCTGCAAATAAATTATGGAGAAGTAAAACTACAGCACAAAAATTTGGGTTAGTAACAAAAGCTGGTTATAAGGGTGGTATAGCTGGTATTAAAGCTGACATAATCACTACGATTACTGAGCCTGAGCAATCAAACTTAAGTAATTTAATACAAGATTTTGTTCCTGAACTAGAAGACTCCTGGCTAACTGCTTTAAGTGTTGACGATGATGATTCGATGGGAGAAGCAGTTGTCAAGACTACACTAGAAGGATTTGGACTTGGATACGCTGCTGATGCTGTAGGTGTTGTTCTTGTAGGTAAAAGAGTTTTTGGAAAATTATTAGCTTCTGGAGTTGATAAAACAACAGCACAAAAAAAGGCTGTTTATGAAGCTAAAAGAGTCCAAGACAATCTTGAACCAAATACTTTAGAGCAACCAGTAGTTCCTATAAATGAATTATTAATACCAGAAGAAACAGCTGATATTTTAAATAAAGCTATTAATCCTAATAATACAGAATATGATTTATATGATTTAGAAGAACTTACTAGATCAATAAGGTCATATTCAGTTGATGAACAGCTTGATTGGTATCACAGTATCCCAATAGGCTCAAGATATAACGTAGAATATTTTTTATCTCTTGATGCACAGTTTAGAGAATTTGGTGGATATGCAGACAAAATTGTTGAATTACCAAATGGAACTAAAGTTAATTTTCATTTTGAAAAATCACAAAAAAATTTTGATGGAGTTGATGGTGCTGACATACCACAAATAGATATTTCTTGGAATATAAAAGGTCAAGGCTACAAAGGCACAAATATTAAAAAAGGGAAAAATGCCTTATCTAATTATTTGCAAGCCAGAAAAGATGGAGACTTAGCAGCAAATCCTCCAGAACATGAAGCTATTGGTAGACATGGTAAAGAACTAATGACTCAATTACAAACGATTGTAAGAGAGGAATTAAGACCAGGACAATTAGTAGCAAACCAACCAATAGGCGATATTGCAGAAAAAGGTTCAGCTCAATTTAGAAGGAAACAAGCTGCATTTAAAAAAGCTAGTAGTCAGGCAAAAGTAATTTTTAATAATAAATATGAGAAAAGTGATTTATTTTGGGAACAATTATTAGAAGATTTTACTTTTTCAAATCTTTCTGGAGTACGCAAAAAAGAAGATTTTTTAGACTATGTTAAAGATTACAATAAAAAACCTGATGCTGATAATGTTTGGGATGCCTTAACAGAAAGTCAGCAAGCAGAATGGATAGATGCTTACATAAGAGATGGGGTAATTAAAGGTGTAGAAAAACCTAACATTAGACATCAAGTTTATAAAAGAGCTGGTTTTGGAGATGAAGTTTATGCAACTCAATATGCAATAGTTCGTAGTTCACCTGATGGTAAAGGTAGATGGCTCACTCCTGTTAATCCTCCAAGACTTGAAAATGGTCAATTAGATGATGAAGGTTTTGCTGAATTAATTAGTAAATTAAGATCTGAAAATTTAAACAACTTACAAGAAGCATATAGGTTTATACAAAATTCTCCTATAGAAGGAAGACTTGCTAAATTTAATCAATTATTAGAACAGCAATCAAAAGGTATTCCTGTTACCTGGGATGATGTAGCTCATGTATTTAGCGAATACTTCACTAAAGGTAGTCGTGAAGTACCAACTGAAATTTCAGAAGGTCTACAAAAAGCTATTCAGCAAGTTATTGATTACAGGGCTAAGAATTTTGCAGGGTCTACTCATTGGGCTGCTCATCCTGTTACAGGTGAATTTGCAGATCCAAGTTCTTTTTATATAGATATAGATGGTGAGTCTTTATCAAGTTTAAAAGCTGAAGATATTATTGGCTTCATGACAAGGAATAAAGATCTTCTTACAAGAGAAGATACTTTCTTCTACATGAGTACAACAGATGGAATCTTAAAAATTGTAAGGCAAATACCAGCTGATGACGAAGCAGAAATATTAGCCAGGTCATTTGATCTCCCTGAAATGCGTACTTTTGGTAGAGAAAAAGAAGCGTTTGGGTGGGAAACAGGTGAAACTTATATTAAAACTGATGGTAAAGGAGAGCTAGTAGAAACCAGAGGTAATCATGGTCGTTCTATGATTAGTAATCCTCATGAAAGACGTACAGTTACTCCTACTGAAGCAGCTGCACAATTCTTACAAGAAACTAATCAAAGACCAGGACAAAGGGTTGCTGCACAAAGAACACTTACAAATAGACAAATAAGGTTATTAGCTGATGGTGCTCCTGATGGAGTAGAGGATATGATAACTGATCTTGTTCGAGACACTCCTATAAATATAAGAGAACTATCTAATATTTCTCAATTAACAGAACCACAAATTTTAGCTAATGCTAAAGAAGCAATGGCTGATGCTTTAGATGAAGTTACTGGTGATATTGATTTTGAAAAATTATTAACGTCTAGATATGAAGAAACTGGAGATGTTTTATTAACAAGAACAGGGATAGTTCAAACAAGACTTTTAATGCAAGAAATGTCTAAAGGTCTTTGGGAATCTTCTTATAACATTATTAAATTAGGTGATGCTAGTGCAGACAATTTTGCCCAAATAGAGCAAATGACAAAGCAATGGAAAGCATTAGCTCGTATATATAAAGTCTCTGCTAACGCTCACAGTAATTTACTAAGAGCATCAAAAATTAAATTGCCCTGGGGTGGTGAAATTAACAACCCTATTCCTCCTAAAAATCTTGCAGATATAGATCAAAAATTAAAGTCTGGAGAAGAGGTGTTAGATAAATTAGTTGACAGATTAAAAAGAGGAGATCCTAAAGCAAAAGCTGAAGCTACAAGATTAGCTAATGCTTTATTACTTGCCGATGGAGATATAAGTATTGCAAATAAACTGTGGGGTTATGTAGGTGATTTGTCTATTGGACAAGGTTTAAAAATAATGTATAACTCATTATTGTCTGGACCAGCTACTCATCTAGTAAACATAACTTCCAACATATTTAATACTGTTTATAGACCTTTTGCTGCAGCTACAGGCGGTGGAGTTAAAGAACGTAAAATGGCTATTGCTGGCTATTACGGTATCCAAAAAACTTTACTTGACTCCTGGAATGTAATGGAGAAAGTATATAAGAATGGAGGTAAAGCTATAAATGATGGTGATAAAGGAATAAAAATTGCTGCTGAAATAGATGCCAAAATGGATCTAGTTAATAAAGCAGCTACTTTAAGTGAAGATAAAGCATTTAAAGCTGGTGTAGGTTTTGTCAATATCACTCATGGGGTAGCAAACTTCCCACTATTTAGTTGGCCGTCCAATATGTTGGTTTCTGCTGATGAGTTCTTTAAAACATTAAATGCTCGGATGGAGTACAACTCCAGGATGATGGAGTTAGCTATTGATACAGCTGAACCTGGAAATGTTGATGAAGTATTTGAAAATTTACTAAAGAAAAATTTTGAACAGAATTTTGATATAAATACTAATCAAATAAAAAACCAGGATCTATTAGATGTTGCTAAAGAAGCTACCTTCCAACAGGAATTAGAAGGTCCAGCAAGAGTATTTGCTCAATTTATAGACCAAACTCCTGTAATGCGTCCCTTTTTCCCATTTGTTAAAACTGGTCACAACATTATGGTCTTTGCTGGTCAACATGTACCAATCTTAAACCGTTTTTTAAGTGAATATAAAACAGTTATGAGAGGGGATGATGAATATGCAAAGGCAGTAATGCGAGGTAGAGAATCCTTTGGTCGATATATGATAATGGCTGGAGGTTTGGCTGCATATAACGGATTAATTACAGGTAATGGTCCTGTTGATCCTGATGAAAGAAAGAATTGGCTAAGAACACATCAACCTAGATCTATAAAAGTAGGCAATACTTGGATTAGATATGACCGAATAGAACCATTAGGACAAATTTTAGCTGGAACAGCTGATATTGTTTATGCCTTAAAAACTGGACATCTTTCTGAGAAGAGAGCTGAGTATTTAGCTGGCTATATGACCTATTCAATAGCTGCAAACCTTACACAAAAGTCATTTTTCCAAGGTTTAGTACCTCTTGGTAAGATATTAACTCCAGGATGGCAAGGTTTAAACTCCCTATCTAGAGTTCCGCTTGATTTAGTTAATAGTTTTATACCATTAGCGTCATTTAGACGTACTTTTGCTAATGCACATACTCCTTACTACCAAGAGTTTAATACTCAATTTGATCGTTTCCGTAACCAAGTAAGTTGGGGAATAATGAAAGGAGTCGATCAAACAGATTGGCTTACAGGAGAAAAGATTGGCAATGATAATGGATTAGTTAATAGTATTCTTCCTTTAAAAATTAATAATAGAGGCGAAGATATTGTTAGAGACAAATTAGAAGACATTGAATTTGATAGTTCATCAATTATTAAAGAATTAGGTGGCATAGAACTTAAAGAAGAACATAAAGCTCGCCTTGCTGAATTGATGGGTAATTCAGATTTATATAAAGATTTGGAAGCCTGGGTAACACATCCAGAATTTGATGAAGCAGTAGAAGAATTTAAAACAAGAATACGAAACGGAGAGAAGTTAAGTAAGAAAAATGCTTATTTCTATAGAGAAATTGTCAAGATGATTCAAATGTATCGTGATGATGCTCTAGAAAAATTAAAACTAGAATTTCCTGAACTTAACGAAGAAATAATAAACAAAAAATTACTTAGAAACAGCCTTAATCCAGGGTCACTTAATAGACCAGCACTTACAAACTTTTAGTAATATGCAATGGCAACGACATCAAACTCATATACAGGGAATGGATCAACAACGCTCTATTCTATTACATTTCCATACTTAGACACCTCTGACATTAAAGCTCAAATAGACGGTGTAGTAACAACAGCATTTTCTTTAGCCAACGCAACACAAGTACAATTCAATTCAGCTCCCGCTAATGGAGCTGAGATCATTATATATAGAGAAACAAGTGACGCTTCACTTGCTGGAGGTGAATTTTTCGCAGGGTCATCTATTCGAGCTGACACTTTAAACGATAACTTCAATCAAACTCTATATATAGGACAAGAAGTGGCATCAAGATCAATTAGTAGTCTTGGTGGCACTATGCAAGGGCAATTCAATTTAGGGAAAGGTGTAAATCTTAACTTTGAAGGTTCTACTGATGATGCACATGAGACAACTTTAACTGCCCAAAACCCAACAGCTGATAGAACTATTACGCTACCTAATGTTTCGGGGACAGTTGTAACTACTGGAGATTCAGGATCGGTCAGTAACGGCATGTTAGCTGATCCAGAACTACAAGAATTAGCAACAATGAGCTCTGGTACTGCTTCTGCTTTAGCAGATTTAAGCCAGGCTGAAGTTCAGGCACTAGATGGAGTGACTTCATCTACAGCTGAATTAAATATTTTGGACGGAGTAACTGCTTCTACTGCTGAAATTAATAAATTAGATGGTGTAACTGCTACAACAGCTGAAATTAATCATGTAGATGGTGTAACTTCTAATGTTCAAACACAATTAAATGCAAAACAACCATTAGATTCTGATTTAACTACTTTGTCTAGTATGCAAAGTGGGGCGGCAACTGAATTAGCCTCCTTAACTTCAACTGAACTAGACATTTTAGATGGAGCAACCGTAACTACAGCTGAATTAAACAAGCTAGATGGAGTTACATCCACAACTGATGAACTAAACATCCTGGATGGAGTAACTTCTACTACTGCAGAGTTAAATATTCTTGATGGAGTAACGGCTTCTACAACAGAAATCAATTATGTAGACGGAGTTACTTCTAATGTACAAACTCAGTTAAATGCTAAACAGCCTCTTGACGCAGATTTAACAACTCTTGCTGGGATGCAATCTGGGACTGCTTCAATTCTTGCTAGTAATACGGCATTAACCTCAACAACAACTGAATTAAACCAATTAGATGGTAAAACTCTTGGAGAAACTTCACTAACAACAAATAGTGATACAGCTATTCCAACTTCTAAGGCTGTAGCTGACTTTGTTAGTGCGACAGTAGCTCCTCTTGGTGGTTTAGAAGTAATATCTAATGAATTAAGCTTCCCAAATACACAGCCAGCAGCGGGTGTTGTTATATCTATATCTGACGCTGGAGGAGTTGTATTTAATGGGTCTGGAGTGAGTACCACAGGAAGAACTGCTGGCGGCTCAACAGTAACTATTAATAATGCTCCATCTAGTTTAAATGGAGAAACATTAGTAGCTGGTGTTGGCTTAATGGTCAGCTCTACAGGATCTAGTCAAACATACAACTACCACAAAATACTTGGTAAAGAAGATGACATTAAACAGTTATCTGATGACATAAATGACTTTAATGCAAGATACAGAGTAGGTTCTTCTAACCCAACATCTGCACTTGATTCTGGAGATTTATTCTTTAATACAAGTACAGGTAAGTTATTAGTTTATAACGGAACAAATAGTGCCTGGGAAGAAGCACAGTCAGTAGGTAACTTCTTTATCTCGACTTTCTCTGAAAGTTTTGATGGAAGTAGAACTGCATTTACAGTTTCCAATGCACCTACAAACGCACAACAATTAATAATTTCAATAAATGGAGTCATTCAGAAACCTAACGCTGGACAAGGTGTCCCAAATGAGGGGTTCACTCTTAGTGGATCTACTGTTACTTTTAGTTCTGCCATACCTTCTGGGAGTGACTATTTCGTTATTGTTCTCGGCTCGACAGTAAATATTGGTACGCCAAGTAATAACACAGTAACTGAAGCCATACTGCAAGCAAATGTAGTTAGTGAAGAAAAATTAAAAGTATCTAATAGTCCTACTAATGGATATTTCTTATCTGCTCAATCTGGTAACTCAGGTGGTCTTACTTGGGCACAGGTAGATACTGGTGTAACAAGTGATGGGTCAGGAAACACAGTAGCTGGTACAAACGCTGGAGATTCAATTACTTCTGGAAGTAACAATACTGCTGTTGGTAAAGATGCTTTAACAACAAACACAACTGGTAATTCTAGTGTTGCTATAGGTCTTGAAGCATTAAAGTTAAATACTACAGGCAGTAGTAATGTTGGAATCGGTCAAGAAGCTTTACAACAAAACACTACCGCTAGTAATAACACTGGCGTTGGACATAATGCTTTAAAATTAAATACAACAGGAACAGAAAATACTGCATTAGGAAGGCAATCATTACGAACAAACACAACAGGAGGTAGTAATGTTGCTATAGGTGTTAATGCTATGTATAACAACTCGACTGGAAGTAGCAATACAGCTGTCGGTAATGTTGCTATGTCTGCAAACACAACAGGAACACAGAACGTGGCTGTGGGTGCTAATGCTTTAGATGCAAATACAACTGCATCCAATAATACAGCTATTGGTTATAACTCATTAACTGTAAACACAACTGGAGATTATAACACTGCTCTTGGTGCTAATGCTCTAGATGCAAACACAACAGGAGGTCGTAATACAGCTATTGGTATAAATACTTTAACTGATTGTACTACAGGTCAAAATAATGTAGCTGTAGGAAGTAATGCTGGAGAAAATATAACAACTTCCGAAAATAATGTTGCAATAGGACATGATGCAATGGAGGAAAATACCACTGGAAATAATAACATTGCAATAGGTACAAGAGCGTTAGAAGAAAATACCACAGCTTCAAACAACACTGCTGTTGGATACGAAGCTTTAACAGCAAACACAACTGGAGCTGATAATACTGCTGTAGGCAAATTCGCATTAGATACTAATACTACTGGTAATAATAATACTGCGGTTGGTGTACAAGCTTTAACCAGTGCTACAACTGCTGGAAACAACACTATGGTGGGTATGTATGCTGGACTAGGTGCTACAACTGGTGGATCTAACTCTGGCGTTGGGTATATGGCACTGTATAGTCTAACAACAGGAGCTGAGAATATTGCCGTAGGTAAACAAGCACTTCAATCGGTTGCTACGGCTAGCGGTAATATAGCTATCGGTAATGATGTGTTAAAAAATAATACTTCATCTTACAACACTGCTGTGGGTCATGAAGCTATGCAAGACAATACATCAGGACAATATAATGTTGCTGTTGGATTGAGAGCTTTAGGAGATAACACTACAGCTAATCAAAATACTGCTGTGGGTTATGATGCTTTAAGGAAAACTACAACTGGAGGTTCAAACGTAGCCGTAGGAGCATGGGCATTAGATGCTAATACAACAGCTAATAATAACACCGCTGTTGGTTATGATGCTTTAACAAGAAATACAGAAGGAGAACGTAATGTAGCCATAGGAACAAAAACTTTAGACGCTAATACAACAGCTAGTCAAAACACTGCTGTAGGTTATGAAGCTCTGAAACTTAATACTACAGGGTATTCACATACTGCTGTAGGTCATGGTGCATTAGACACTTCAACAACTTCGTATGATTGTTGTGCATTTGGTGTAGATTCTTTAAGATCTCAGACTACAGGTGTAAATAACTCTGCATTTGGTAAAGATACACTTGCTAACCTTACTACAGGAAATCATAATACAGCAATAGGAAAAAATGCTGGAAACAATGTAACTACAGGAGGTAGTAATGTTTTTGTTGGAATGAATGCTGGTAATGGTCAAGTAACTACAGAAAGTGATTATTTATTTATTGCCCGTGAAGGAGTAGCATCGGGAAATGATGGCTGTTGGATTTTTGGTGATGCCGAAGGTGATGTTTTTCAAGGTAATAATGATGGACATTGGGCAACAACATCAGATCAAAGACTTAAAAAAGATATAGTTGATAATACTAAAGGTCTCGAAGTTATAGATCAAGTTAAAGTCAAAAACTTTAAATTTAAACAATATAAAGATGGTTCACCTGTTACTTCAGATGATACTGTTGATATAAGTGCATTTACTAATGATCCAAAAATAAATCAAGTACTATTAAGACAGGGAGATACATCAACAAAAATAGGTGTAATTGCACAAGAATTAGAAACTGTTTTACCAAACTCTGTAAAGATAGGACCACATGGTCAAAAAACTGTAATACAAGATGAATTGTTTTGGCACATGTTAAACGCAATAAAAGAATTATCCGCAAAAGTTACAGCCTTGGAGGGCAAATAAATGGAAGAAAGAACAGCCGATGAAGTAGCAGCAATTTTCGCTGCTGCTGGCGATAGTGTTACTGTAATTGGTACTGCTAAAACTGAAGATGAAACTGATGATGAATATAAAGATAAGATCAAGAGAAATGTAGATCATCTTGAAATTATCAAGGGTTATAAAAAACTTGATGAAAAAACTTCTATCTGGGGTTCAGAAGACTTTACCGCTATCGACAAAGCTATTGTTGATGGTAAAAAAGTCTACGGAGGCTAAATGGCATTAACAAAAATTGGGACGGATGGTGTCAAAGATGATGCCATTACGTCAGGGAAGATACCCGCAAACGCTGTGGGTTCTAGTGAGATAGCAGATCAAGCAGTAACTTTAGATAAATTACCTCATGGCACATCATCTAACGATGGTAAGTTTTTACGAGCAAACAACGGAGCAGATCCTAGCTTTGAAACAGTTACAAGTACAACAATAAACAACAACGCAGATAACAGAGTTATTACTGGCTCTGGTACTGCTAATACTTTAAATGCTGAGTCAAACGTAGTTATAGATTCTAGTGGGAGATTAGGTATAGGAAACACCTCCCCCGATCAAAAATTAAAAATTGAAGATTCAAGTGATGTTGCAATACATATTTTAAAAACAGGATCACAAGATACACTAATAAAAAATACAGGACAAACAGAGATTTGTGCTGCTACAGGTGGATCTAGTGGACAAAGAATAGCTTTTAAAATAGGTGCAAACACTGGATCATTATCTGACATAGCAAAATTTACTCCTAATGGTTTATGCTTTGGAACTGACACCGCAGCAGCCAACGCACTTGACGACTATGAAGAGGGTGCATGGACACCTAACGTAGCTGGTAATGGTTCTGGTAGTTATTCAATAAGAAGTGCTAACTATACAAAAATTGGAAACTTTGTCCATGCTGATTTTTATATTGCTGTTTCTGGTTTAAGTTATGGTCAAGCTACTTTTGCTATGGCTGGTTTACCTTTTACACCTACTGGTTATGGTGCTGGTTCATTTATGTCTAAATACCATGTTACAAACAACAATAGATGGTTTGTGTTACATACGTCTAACGCTGACTCAACTTTATATATTTACGGAAGTGAAAATAATGCAAACTGGGAATCACTAGCTGCTGACGCAAGTTTTGAAATGATCGGCACTATTACTTATCGAACAAACGCATAGACCGAGCTACGTCTTAAAACTAAGCCTAAACCTGTTTTAATCGGAGATTAATCCTAATGGCATTAAGCGAATCAATTGAATACGACAAGATAGAAGTTGTCGGTCAATATAAAGCGGTACAAGTCCGCAAAGCAACAGTCATCAAAAAAGATGGCACAGAACTTACAAGATCTTTTGAAAGATATGTATTACATCCAGACTCAGACATAAGCAAAGAACCAGCAGAGATTAGTGCTGTATGTAATGCAGTTTGGACAGATGCAATAAAAGATGCTTGGAAAAAGAAAGTAGAAGCAGATAACCCTAGCTAGTGGAAATACCCACCATAATTATTCCACCAATAGAAAAAATAGAAACAATATCAATACCTTTACCAACAGCAGACGTTCCTAGTTATGTACCTTTAGTAGTTCCTCCAAGCGATTTAGAACCTCCTCCTGGAATTAAATCTGAAAGTACAGAAACAGAAGAAGCTCCAACTGGTATTAGAAGGATTGATATACCTTTCACAGATTATGATGTACCTGTCCCAGAGAATGAAATTTTAATTACTGCTGGGGGTACAGCAGTTGTCTCAGTCGCAGCCACGCTCACAGCTACAGCAGCCTTTAAATGGGCTGTGACTGCTATGAAACCAATACTTAAAACACTAATTAAAAAAATAAGTGGAAGAAAAGAAAAAGGGAATATTCGGGAAGCTTAAAGATGTAGCCGATGAGAAAGAGCATACCTTGGAAATCCTTGGAACTCTAGTCAGGCTAGGGGTTGTCGTGTGGAGTGGATTTATTATTACGCTTAATTATATTGAGTTACCAATGATAAAAAAAACCGCAAATACGGATATAACTTTCGTGGCTTCGATTTTTGGATCTGCCCTTTATTCCTTCGGATTGCAGACAAACAATGGTAAAGGTTCAAGTAAGCCACCAGTTTGTCCTATGGCAAAAAAACCTGAAGAAATTAAATCATGAAAAAATGGATAATATGTCTTGCCCTTTTATCACCAGCTGTAGCTAAAGCCAATGTTGTGACACCCCAGTTCACTTCAGGGAGTATGCAAAGTACCACCACGACAACTCAGACTATAACTGAAGTCTCGCAAAAACAAATTTTCGGGGCCTCGGTAAATACCTGGTCAGGTTCTAACGTAACTGCTTCTGGAAATTTAGCTGACACAACTACAACTTTTTCAGTAACAGATACTTCATTACCCTGGAATTTAGAAACAACTACAAGAGCCGCTGGGCTAGTTGAGCAATGGGATACCACAACAAATTACACAATAAACTCTACAACTACCTCACTCTCTGTCTTCTCGCAGTAAGTAGTCCAGTAGTTGCAGAAACAAATAACACCTCAAATCCAGTAGCAGCTGCGACCTCAAACAATACCAATCAGTCTGTACAGTTCAACAATAATGGTGGACCGTCTAGGCAATATTTTGGTACTGGTTTCAGCTGTAACGGATCTACGATGACTCTTTCTCCTTTTTATATGGGGAATGATACTCAACCACAAACTGAAGATGGATATGTCATTTCTGAAAATTGGGGGTTCCAGGTTAATTTTATGGTCCCACTAAATCGGAAAAGTATAGATCAATGCTTATCACTTGCAGCCAGGCAAGAAGACAAAATCAGATTAGATATGGAGCTGGTTCGTGCTCTTAAATGCAGCGAGCTCCAGAGATCGGGATTCACGTTCCGTCCAGGCTCAAGGGTAGAACATTTATGCAGCGACATAGTACCTATTACTTCTTTATATCCTAAGAAAGATAAATGACAGAATTTATAGCAATTTTGTGTGTTTCTTATTTAATTTACAAATTTTTGAGAATTATTAGAGCTTATTAAAAATGGCATTATATGACGGTAGACAATCAGCTCGTACTGTTGAACCAAATAGACAACCTGGAGTAGCTAGACAACTTTCAGCTGGAGCCTCAAGTGCTAACACAGCTTTGACCTCTAGTTGCTCCAGAATATCTATTAGGGCAGTTACGGCTGACATTAGATACTCAATCGGTGGATCTAGTCAAACAGCTAGTGGGACTAGCCACTTCATCGCACAAAACGAAAGATTGGAATTAGTAGTTCCTGAAGGAGCAAACATAGCTGTTAAAAGAAATGCTTCTACTAGCGGAACTTTAGAACTTACAGAATTATTTTAAAATGATTGTACTTATAAAACCAATACTATTTGCCTTCCTCAAGAGTACAGCGGTTAAGGAATTAGTAATTAGCCTTCTTGAGGCATACAGCAAATCTACAGAAAATACCATAGACGATAAAGCAGTTGCCCTTATAAAAGAGAACCTGTTTAAGTCTCCAGCATAGGAGCGTTATGAATAAACGAACAAGTGAAGCTTCTTTCGAGGAACTTCATACTTTGTTGACCAATGAAATAATTGCAAGAATTAAATCTGGAGAAGCTACTACAGCTGATCTAAGAGCTGCGATTGATTGGTTAAAAGCAAATGATATTACAGGTGTAGCAATGGACAACTCGCCCCTGGCTGGTCTTGCAGGGCTTATACCTGAATTGGATTTTGATGAAGTCAATAGACATACATAACAATGGCAAAATCAAGTCCCGCCCGACTTAGGGCACAAGCAAAATACAATCGCAAACCATCCCAGGTAAAACGAAGAGTTGCTTTAAATAAAGCCAACAGACAGAAAGGGACTTATGGGAACGGTGATGGTAAAGATGTTTCTCATAAGAGAAGTGGAAAGACTGTCCTGGAAAAAGCAAGCACTAACCGTAGACGCAATGGACGTAACGGTAAATCTAAATACAAAAAGTAAACCTTAGTTATTAATGAGCCAATGGAAACACCCCGAAGCCTCATGGAAGATCTCCTCACCTTTCGCAGTACAGATGCGAAACGAATGTGGAGGGACCTTATCAAGATTCGGGACAAACATCGTTGTACCTATTGCGGTTCAACAGAAGACTTAACCATTGACCACATTCGCCCCAGGTCGAAAGGGGGCGAAACAAATGCCTCTAATTGTGTGACCGCCTGTAGAGCTTGTAATCAAGCAAAGGGGTCACTTCATTTACATGAATTTTTAAGTTTAAAATTATTATGACTGCAGAAGTTTTCACAGCTCAAACAAATAGAAGAGCTGGAACTATTCATAGTTACGGCTATGGAAGCATTGCCATCGACTCAACAGCTGATACAGCTTTAGCAAACATCACTACATCTAGCACAGTTAGAGATGTACTCGAAGTTTTAGATGCTTGCATTGAAAGAGATAGAGCAACAACAGCTACCTCAATCGGAGGAGCAACTCAAAACCTAACCTCTAATGGTCCAACTGATATAACACTTTCAGCTGCAGCGGTTTCAACTGGTGCTAATGGATCTTCTACTCCAGTTACAGTTGGTACTCTTGCTGCTGTAGCAACAGACTCAGCTAGCAACCTTACATTCAGTCTTGTATCTGGAACAGGTTCTACAAACAATGGCAACTACGCTATCTCTGGAACAACTCTACAGTTCACAGGATCTAGTGCTTCAGCTGGTACAGAGTCAGTAAGAATAAGAGTTACAGACAGTTCAGCTCTTACATACGAAGAAGCTTTCCAAATAACAATTAGCTAATGAAACTACCCGCTGTCCGTTTCAGGTTAAGCGAGTTTAAAAATATAGCCAGGTGGGTAATGAGAAATTGTCCACCTCCTATGGCTTGGCTTATCCTGGGCTACCTCTATGGACTTGAAACTCAATACATAGAATGGAAAACTACATTAACTGTTGATAAAGCTATTAAAGATTGGGAAGCACAATGTCCTGATTTTATTGAAGACAGAGAAGTTGAAATTATTGAGACGGAATCTGAAGTAGAAGGTTTATCAAATTTTGAAATAAAGCCTAAATGAATAATGTAGAAACTTTAGACAAAAAGATTAAAGAAGACTTTCGAGCCTTCTTAACTCTTGTCTGGAGAGAACTTGATTTACCAAAGCCAACTAGGGCTCAACTATCTATAGCTAAATACCTACAAACAGGTCCTAAACGATTACAGATAAGTGCGTTCAGGGGAGTAGGTAAAAGCTGGATTAGTGCAGCCTTTGTGCTTTGGACTTTATATAACAACTACGACAAAAAGATAATGGTAGTTTCAGCTAGTAAAGAAAGAGCTGATAACTTTTCAATTTTTTGTCAAAAACTAATCTTAGATATACCTTGGCTAGGGCATCTTGGTCCCAAGAATGATGACCAACGCTGGAGCCGTATATCTTTCGATGTAGGACCAGCTAAACCTCACCAAGCACCGTCTGTTAAATCAGTTGGTATAACTGGACAGATGACAGGTAGTAGAGCTGACTTGCTAGTGTTTGATGACGTAGAGGTTCCACTTAATAGTGCTACTGATATGCAGAGAGAAAAGTTACTTCAATTAGTAACTGAAGCTGAATCTATTTTGACTCCCTCTGATGAATCTAGAATCCTATTCTTAGGCACTCCTCAATCAACCTTTACCATCTACAGAAAGCTTGCTGAGAGAGCCTACAAGCCCTTTGTTTGGCCCGCTAGATACCCAAAGATCTTATCGAATTACGAGGGCCTTCTAGCCCCTCAATTAGAAGAAGATATTAATAAGAAAAAAGCGGAAACCTGGACTCCAACAGATACAAGATTTTCAGACAAAGATCTTATCGAAAGAGAAGCAGCTATGGGACGTAGCAACTTTATGTTGCAGTTCATGTTAGATACTTCTTTATCTGATGAAGAAAAGTTTCCTCTTAAATTTAGAGACTTAATAGTAACCCCTCTCGGAGAAGAATGTGCTCAACGGTATGTTTGGTCCGCTGATCCTCGCTACATGCTTACGCAACTCAATCCTGTCGGCTTACCTGGGGATCGCTTCTATGGACCCCTATTTATTGACGAAGCCGCAGTTCCATACGCTGAGACGATTGTATCGACAGACACTTCAGGGCGTGGTTCCGATGAAACTGTGGCCGTTGTCCTTGCTCAAGCTAATGGCTACATTTTCGTTAGAGACATCAGAGCTTATAAAGAAGGATATTCTGATAGTACCCTCATCGACATTATTCGTCTTGGTAAACGATATAAGGCAACAAAGCTAGTTATTGAATCTAACTTCGGTGATGGAATGATTTGTGAACTCTTTAAACGTCATCAAAGACAAGAAGGGTTTATGGCTGATATAGAAGAAGTTAGAGCTACTACTAGAAAAGAAGAAAGAATAATAGAAACACTTGAACCAGTAATGAATCAACATAAGTTGATCGTTGATCCAAAAGTCTTTGAATATGACTACAGATCTAACCCTGATGAACCTCCTGAGAAAAGACTAGAGTATATGCTTATGTATCAACTCTCCAGGATGTGTAAAGAGAAAGGAGCTGTAAGACATGATGATAGAGCTGACGCTTTAGCTCAAGGAGTTAAATGGTTTATTGATGCTGTTGCTATCTCAGCCCAAGAAGCAGTAGAAGATCGTCAAAGACAAGAATGGAACGCTATGGAACAAGCATTTATAAATCATCCTCATTTGGCTACAGATGCCCTTGTATTAGGGAAGAGCTTTAAAGACATCGAAGTACAGCAGAACAAAGTCTATGATTGGACTCAGGGCCGTTAAACGGTCATTGCAGGGAGGTAAACAGAGGAAGTGGTGCTCCTCTGTGTGGATTGCGGTGAGACGGAGCCCTTGTTAATCGGGGCTCCCCCTATATCCAACTTACATATACCCCCGCTTAATCAGGTTTCTAGCGTCTTCCTGAATTAAGTAAACCTCTCTCAAATCGCCTCAGTAAAGCTCCAAACCCTAGTGTTTGTAAGCGAGCGTAGCGAGCGTCTTTTTACCGCTAAACGTCTAAATGCCTAGTAAAGCCATTCCTTTATAGCTTTAGACCTCAATATTGTTGGTCAGTAGTTCATACCGTTTGTACCGTATGTAACTCAAGCAGCTAAATATTTTTATTTTGTATGTTGTTATGAGAGAAAGACTAAAGAAACTTAATAATGATTTGGTTATTGCATTGCAAACTAATAACCATAAACAAGTTAACCGCTTAGTCGGTGAGATTGAATATGAAAAGGATAAAGAGTCTCTGATGAGGTGGGTATGGTATAGGTAAAAAATTTTGTTATAAATTTCTGAACCCTATACGCAATAGCGGTCCGAAGGACTACCCCCCATAGCCCCCCAAAAATATCAATATAGGGGGTGGGGGTCTTTTTTTCTAGTCATACCAAGGGGTTGCACCGCATATAGTATGCGGTTGCCGCCTAAATTCCTGGATTTTCAGCGGCCAGAATTGCCGCCCATTCTTATTTCTATTCCCATCTGTCGCAAATTTTATTATGTATCGAAATAAAAAGAATATATATAGAAAAGTCATGGCTCACAATGTCCATGAGATCTATAAACAAATGAATAAATTATTATTAACAATCCCAGCCAATACAGATATTAAAATGAATGAAGACGGACCACACCAGGCAACCATATTAAATGTGTTGAGTATCGAAGAAGAATGGATACTAGATGATGAACTAAGAGAAGATATAAGCCTGGTAAATTTTAAATAATAAATACTATTGACATTAAATAATTATTTGTAAATATTAAAAAGTAAACTCAATTACACTCAACCAACTATGACAAGATTAAATCTATTAGTCACTAGGATAAAGCATTATGTAGACCTTTTACAGGTGCAATTAAAACTCTATGAACCAGGGACCGAAGAGCGTCAAATTATTCAAGATGAGTTAGATCAAGTTGAATACAATCTTGAATTTATGCTCTCAATAGAAGATCACATAAACAAAGAACATAATAAAAACGGTTGTCATTTAACTTTAATTAAATAGTCAGCCACACTCAGCCACTCAACATGTTATACTTTTGGGAGTTCATTAAAAGAACTTACCTCAAACACTCAGCCACACTCAACACGCTAAGTAATTAAAACTATTGTCTTAATTAAATTAGTTCTATAAAGTGTGGTCATGATACATGTTTCAATCTTGTATCAAAAACGAAAGTAGTCTTGCTTTTGGTTGAGTGGTCTACCGTTTTAACCCTGGGCTAACGGCCTGGGGTTTTTTAATGCAATTAAATAAATATATAAATGATCCCAACACCAATATATGAGCTAATTGGCTTAATCCTTTTATATGCCTGGTTTATTCTCTTATTAATACCAACTAAAGAAGATTAATTGTTACTGATTGTAAACATCTCAGTTGCATAGATGCAATTGATATGACTATAATAAAATCAAGATAAACAACTAACATTGTTTCATCTCAATTCCACTCAACCAATTAAAATCACTCATCATGGTCGCAACTGCTACTAAAAAACCAAAGACCGCCAAAAAATATGACGGTCCAACAGGTGAAGAAAAGCTAGTCACCGAATTAGTTAATCTAATTAAGTCAGGGGTCAACCCTTGGGAAAAGCCCTGGACAGGTGGCAACGGTTATCATCGCAACATAGAAACAGGTAAATATTACCAGGGTGCTAATCAATTTGTATTAGAACTCTACCAAGTTTCAAGAGCTTATCCTTTACCTTTATGGATGGGATCAGCCCAGGGTAAAAAATTAGGTCTAAATATTAAAAAGGGCTCACGATGCTCATATATATTAAGACCTCAAAAAGTTTCTTATCCTGAACTAGATGACAACGGTAAAGCAATTCTTAATGAAGATGGTAAACCTAACTTCATTCAATACATAAAGTATAAGACCTGTTGCGTTTTTAATATTGCATGCTTTGAGGGTAAAGATCCCGAAGCTCAAACAAAGTTAGACAATCTAATTTTAAAAGAGCAAGGCAACGCAAAACGTGAAGAAAAAAAGTTAAGTGATCGGTTAAGTAATGCTAAAGAAGTATTGGTTAATCAATGGTGTAAAAATGTTCCATTACGTTTAACAGGTGATAGAGCATTTTATTCCTACAGTTCTCATTCAATAACATTACCTAAGTTAATGTTTTTTAAGGACGAGGAAAGTTGGTATAGCACGCTAGCCCACGAATGTGTACATTCAACAGGCCATGACCGTCTTTTAAACCGTCCAGAATTAAAAACTTATCACTCATCAATTAAGGCTCGAGCAACCGAAGAATTATGTGGTGAACTGGGTGCGTTTCTTGTTTGTAACCGTCTTCAAATTTCATCTAATAAAGAAAACCACGCTAGCTATTTAGAGAGCTGGTCAAAAGTATTAGATGACGGCGGGGCTAATGTCTTATTTAAGATATTCAGTAAAGCAACCAAGGCCGCTAACCTCATATGCGGTGAAGAAGTTAATACAGCTGAGGAGGTCAAGTAATGGGCACTAGATCTCGCATAGGCTACCTTAATGAGGATGGTTCTATTATCTCAGCCTATCACCACTATGACGGCTACCCAGCCTGGTTAGGTGTAACCCTTAAGAAACACTTTCACACTGAAAGAAAGGCTTTAAAGCTTATTAAGGGCGGTGATATGACTACATGCTGGACTAAGCAAAGATGGTCTAAAAAACTAGGCTCTTACGAGAATAGATTTTATGGACCTCAGTATTATTCCAAGCGGGGGGATGACCTACCCGCACAAACTTCTAAAAACTTTGGAGAATTTCAAAAATTAGTAGCTTGGGAAGAATACATTTATATTTACATCGAGGAAACTTGGGTAGCTTATAAAGTTCACACAAAAACAGGTTACAGCGGTTTTGCTAATGATGCCCCTTGTACATTCTTAGAGATGGTCACAATACCAAAAGACTACCCTGAAGAATACAAAGAAAGTTTAAAGCTAATGGAAAAGCTAAAAACAAAAGCATCATAAATAATAAGCCCCTTAGAGATAAGGGGTTTTTTCATGGGAATTTATAGACCAGGGCAGCAAAATCACTAATCATTCCAAGCGGCCAAAATAAAAACTTCTAGTCATATCACTCATATTTCCAAGCGGCCAAAATAAAAAATTCTAGTTAATCTAGATTTAATAGTAATACATGCCACACTAAATGTGGTGATACCAATATATTCAGTTGCACTTATAACGCTATTCTTGCAGTATTGTATTAAATAAGCCAGTTGCACTAATGCAATTAGATTTCCAAGTTTTTAAAAATAAAAACCTAAGCTATTCAGGTGAGCATTACTTAAAAAGGGTATTAACTTATACATTAGTACTTGGGTTATATAATAACCACTGTGGGAGTGTTACTGAATGTAACGTAGATAGCTCATAGTATCATCTATAACCTTTTGTCATTAACAAAGTGATGTACACTAATCCCACTTAACCAGATAATGATTATCATTCCCACTCCACATTGCCGTAAATATACTGTCAAATACATTGATGGAAATAAAATAGTACATAATCTAGAGCTTTATGCTTTCAGCATTGAGCAAGCAAGAGAGGACGCTATAGACCTAAACCCATACATTTATAAAAACCCTAATTCAATCCTGGGTATATCAGAACACAATTAAAAAATGATTAACTCACCACTCAACCAAAAGCAAACATGGCAGAAGAAGATCTTGAGCTATTTAGTAGGCAGCTCAGTAGAGAGACACATCAAAGTGATGAAGCAACAACGAGACTTAGAAACAGAACTAAACGAGCTGAATCTAAATCTTATGCTAGCTCGACAATCTACGGTCAGTCACTATTAAAAAATTATGTTGGCATTATTTCCAAGTCGCTCGATTCTCGACTTCAATATTTAAGAAAAGGAGGAGGAGCTGTAGACGCAGCTACCGTTTACCAGCATTTAAAAAATGCAGACATGCAAGTGGTAACGGTCATAACAATGAAAGTATGCCTGGATGTTTTAGGTAAGGATATTAAACCACAATTAGCAGACCTTACTATTGCTATTGGGAAAGCTATTGAAACTGAATTGCGACTTAATTATTATTTTGCCCAGGATAAAGATTTATATAAACATATCACTCATAGTTTTCACTCAGCTACAGGGACCAGGCAAAAGGCTACAGTTTATAGACTTCACTTTAATAGGGAGAATATTGTCTGGCCAACATGGTCCAGGGAAACAACTCATAAGATAGGCAGCTGGTCTTTAGATTGTCTTTGCAGAGCTACAAACTGGATAACAAAAGAGACTATTCCAGTTGGCAAAAGGAAAAGCAGAACTGTAATGAGATACAGCCAGGAATTTCTTGGTTTAAAAGACTCAATAATTCATAGAGCTGAAAACCTAGCCTTTTGTAGATGGCCAATGGTGTGTAAACCTATTGAATGGACTAATGACCAGAAAGGGGGCTACCTGACTGAAGAAATTAGAAATGGTAATTCTTTGGTTAGGTATAAAGGTCCATTACAGGGTGGTAAACAGGGAGAGTTACCTATTCAGTTTTTGAACAATCTTCAAAACCAGGAATATTGTATAAACCTCTTTGTATATAACGTAGCTCGGCATTGTTTTGATACTTTCAAGTCTATTGGAAAATTTAAACGAGCTGAAGCTAAACAACCACCAGAAAAACTAGAAGGAGAGCCCACAAAAGAAGAGCTTAAAGCACATAAAAAACATCGAAGACAAATAGAGGACTACAACGCTCAAATTGAACAAAAAAATTACCGTACTACTGAAGTTATGTATGTAGCTGAAAAGTACAAAGATGAAAAGCGTTTCTATGTGCCCTGGAGTTTTGGTTATAGAGGAAGAGTTTACCCTTTAGTGGATACACTTTCGCCTCAAGGAACTGACTTCGATAAGTCACTTTTGTACTTCTATCAAGAAGGTCCTATTGATGAATATTGGTTAGCTTTCCAAGTCGCAACTACTTATGGGTTAGATAAGGAAACTTACAACAACAGATATGAATGGGTTAAACAGAATATCCCACTTATCACCCAAGTTGCAACTGATCCTATAGGTAACATGAGCTTATGGGAGGACACCGAAGAACCCTGGTGTTTTATTGCTAGTTGTTTTGAATATTGGTCTTGTTGTATAGCTAAAACAAAAACAACAAGTGGTTTACCATGTGGCATAGATGCAACCCAATCAGGAATACAACATCTATCAGCCTTAACCTTAGATGCTACCGCAGCTAAACTTGTTAATGTATTACCAACTGATAAACCAGCTGACGGATACAGAACAGTAGCAGAGCATAGCATTAAGTATTTACAAGATAAAACTCTTGCACAATACATAGATCGTAAGGTAACTAAAAGAACCACAATGACTCTTTGCTATGGAGTTACGGCTCATAGTGCAAGAGCATATATAAGAGAAGCATTAATGGAAAAGGGAGTTGATTTATCTATTCCTGGACGATTAACCGACATAACAAAAGCCATCTATGAATGTGCTATCCCAGAAGTTTTTCCTGGTCCTGTTGATGTAATGAAATGGTTTCAGCAATGTGCCAGAAAAATTATGGAAACACAAGACAGTATCCAATGGACTACACCTTCAGGTTTTATAGTCCGACAGGATCTAAGGAAAAGTCTATCTAAAAGAGTACAGACAAGACTTATGGGAGCTGTCATAGATTGCAAGATAGGTAATGGTTGGGGAGGTCCTGATAACAAACACCATGTATCAGCACTAAGTCCTAACGTAGTACACAGTTATGATGCTTCTCTTTTACATTTCACATTTGCTGAATGGGATAAACCTTTTACAGTAATTCATGATTGTGTCTTAGGAAGATCATGTGACATGGAACAAATGTCTAAAGATATTCGTATGCACTTTGTTGAAATGTATAAAGAACCAATATTAGAAGATTGGGCTAAACAAGTTGGAGTAGACGTACCTTTATCACTCATCAAAGGCACTCTAGATATAAACAAAGTTAATAACGCTTTGTACTTTTTTTGTTAATTACAAATATGCAACTGATATGCCAGAACTACATGAAAATGCCACTCTTATAGAGAGGCTTCAATACTATGTAAACTTCGATGAACCCAGGAAAGCCAGGGCTTTAGCCCAGGTTGCTGACTTCTTAGAAGAGTGCTATTTATGGGACTTAAATTTTTATTCTCCCACATTTGAGTTATAGTCTGTTAAGTTAAGAGTACACAAACTTATATTTTTGGTTATACTTGGCTTAGTGCAAGTAACATTGCATTAGTATCCTTAACCCTAACTAAAAAGACTTATCATTCTTGCTACAAAAGTGACATCCCCTGGTATAAGAACTAACGACTCTTTGTATAGAATGTACATGGCATTCGATGTCATTAGATCGTTAGATAGAGAGTTTCCAGCTCAATTATTAATTACATTTTTGTATATTGCTAGCCATAATGGTTGCCGACAAGAAGACATAGCTACGGAAACGTCTATGACTACTTCATCAGTATCCAGGAACGTGACTTGGCTTGGTCCAAGACACAGGTTAGGTAAAGAAGGATTAAGACTTATTTATAGGGAAAAAGATCCTGAAGATCATAAACGCTACAGGATTTATTTAAGCCGCAAAGGTGAGCAAATAGTAAAGCTCATCGAAAATGTTCTTAACCAAAAGCTATGAGCACCACAACAAAACAACTCAAAACTTGGGGAGACATCCACAAGTACACTTGGGAGCATTGTTGGAAACGACAATCTTCAAGTAAAGACACTTTGCATAGGATTGAAAAAGTGACTTCTTTTTGGGGCGATTCCTTTCCACTCAGCCAGTTAGCTAAGGGTCATGTATGGGTTGAGCTTCAAAATGATCTACTAGAGGATTACAATTTATCTAATAGTAGAGTCAATAAAATTGTATCCGTTGCTTCTCACGCAATGAGATATACGCACAGATTAGACTTGCACTCACACAAGCGACCTTATTTTGAGTTGCTAGATGCTGATGAATGTAGACAATCCTGGTTTACTAAAGAGCAAGTCAAACAACTCTGTACTATTGCTGTTGAAATATATAGTAATCAGCATTTAGCAGATGCTATGAATGTCTCAGCATATACAGGCATCAGACAAGGTGAGCTTCTTAAACTTAGAGTTGCTGACGTTGATCTAGAAAACAATGTTATTTGGATTGGCGGTAGACCTGAAACAAAACCAAAAGGAAAGAAAAGCCGCCCTGTTCCCATTGCTCATAAATTAAAATTTATTTTTGAGAAAAGATGCAATGAAAACAAACAACTTGTTTTTGGTGATGACTTCTTAAATAAAGGTCAACTTTTTAAGCAGTTTAAAAAATGTAGAAAGCAAATAGGTCTTGATGAATCTTATGTTTGGCACTCTTTCAGACACAGTTTTTGTACTTGGTCTGGAGCTGTAGATCATCCTAAAAATATTCAAGCTATTGCTGGTCATAAAAGCATTGATACTACAATGAAATACTGTAAAGCTTTTAGTGAAGCATTACATGGATGTGTTGCTAAGTTATAGGTATCGCATTATCTTAAAACCTTAATGCGGTACTTCCATAGACCTCAAAATAGTGCCAAAATAGCCTATTTTTGCTATGATTTTTTCAGATGTTAATCGCTGAAAAAGCAATGGGAGCGTGGTGGAATTGGTAGACGCACCGCACTCAAAATGCTGTACTAGATAGCAACATACATACAACTCAATCACTCATAGGGGCTCTAAAGCCCCTTTTTTATTGGGTTCTTGTCAGTTCTACTCAGCCAGTTAAATTATTTCCAAGATGCGATGCCCGAATTAACACAACAAGAAATCGAGGATTTAACCGAAGAAGACTACGCAATGTTTCTTGCTTATGGAGTTACAAATCCTGATGAAATTAAAGAAGAACATTATGAGAGCTATCTCAAATCACAAAGAAAATTTGATCTATGAATGGATTGCAAGGGTAAAGAAAAAGCTCGAAGAGTTACCAACTAAATATCCTGGTCCAAAAAAATTATGAAACTTAGATCATCAATCCAAAAGAACCAAATGCAAAAGCCTAATAGATACGTCTTTGAAACTCAATTAGAAGGATTCATTAACGTATATCAAGACTCTGGAAAGTATGAAAACAGATGTTTTTCTTATACAATTCCAGCAGAAACTTTAGAAAAAGTTGAAAAAGACAGAAAAGAATTACTTAAATGGGTAGACACTAAACTGGAAAACCCTAAGAGAGTAGCTCTTAATCCTCCTCCTTATGACGATGAAGGTTTGTGTAAATACAGTTATAGCGAAACTGCTAAAAAACCTATACCAGTTTTTGTAGATACAGAAGGGCAACCATTGTCGGATTCTGACCTACAAAATTTAAGGAAAGGTACTCAAGCTGTACTGATTGTTGACCAATCTCCATACACTAAACCAGCTAAAGGAACATCCCTTAAAGTTGTCGGAGTGCAAGTGACTAAACTTGTCACCGCCACAGGTGCAACTGATAGTGGAGATATGAGCCTGGAAGATATTAATTCTATCTTTGGGACAAGAGATGGATATAAGTCTTCATCACCAACAGTAAGTGATGATCGACCAGTTGAAGTAGCCAATAGTTATGACTTCTGATTATGACTTTTCGCTCTGTTTTAGAAGAGCGTATTGCTAAGTCATTTGAAAAAGATAACGTTGTTTATCTTTATGAAGCGAGGAGTTATAGCTACAAACTTGAATCGAAATATACACCTGATTTCTTTCTAAACAACAACATCATTTTAGAAGCTAAAGGTTTTTTTAAACCCGCTGATAGAAGAAAGATGTTGGCTATTAAAAAGCAATATCCAGACTTAGATATACGTTTTGTCTTTCAAAGAAATAATACCTTATCGAAAAATAGCAAAACTCACTATGGAGATTGGTGCGATAAGCATGGATTTCCCTGGTGTATCTATCCCAACATTCCACCCTCATGGCTTCCAACGATCTAATGCCAACCATAGATAACTTTGTCTCTCGACTACAGGAAGAGGGATACCCAGTACAAGTGATTCTTGAATCGCTAAAAGAGTACACCGAAATCTACGAGGAATTGTCCTCAAAATGAATAATGAAACGTCCGAATTTATTACGCACAAAGCCTGTCCTAGCTGTCCTAGTTCTGATGCACTTGCTGTTTATAGTGATGGCCACGAATATTGTTTCAGTTGCGGATATACAAACTTTCCTAATGAAGCGACTAATCCGCAACAACTTACCAGAAATAACACCGTCAGCAATCCCAGAATTACCTACGAAGGAGAGTTTGCCAGGCTTACCTCTCGAAATATAAGTGAAGAAACGTGCAAAAAATTTAATGTCAGGGTCGATCATCCTGGGCCAGTTATACGGTTCCCATATTTCACTACATCCAGACAGATTAGCTCTTACAAAGAGAAAACTAAAGAGAAAGATTTTTATTGGAAAGGTAAAAATGTTGACAAGACATTGTTTGGTCAACATCTTTTCGGTTCTGGAAAAACTCTTGTTATATCTGAAGGCGAAATAGACTGCCTTTCCATCTGGGAAGCCAGAAAAAACTGGCCTGTAATGTCCATTTCAAATGGAGCTAAAGGGGCTTATAAAAACTTATCAGCACAGTTACCAGCCCTTTTAAAATTTGAAGAGATTATTCTTTTCTTTGATAACGATACAGCTGGACAAGAAGCCGCTGAAGAATGTGCTTCTTTGTTTCCAGCTGATCGTGTTTTTATAGCGACATTGACAGGATATAAAGATGCCAGCGAAGCATTACAAGCTAAAGATCCTGAAGCTATTCGTCAAGCTATATGGAACAAAAAAGCCTATAGCCCAAGAGCAATTATTGATGGAAGAAGTCTTTTTGATCTCGTCACAAAACCCATTAATGGGAAGGATGCTGATTGGCCTTTTCCTGGACTTAATACTCTCACAGGAGGATTACGTTTAGGAGAACTATGTGTATGGACAGCGGCTACTGGTTGCGGTAAATCAACTGCAACAGGAGAAGTATGTGTATCACTCATAGACCAGGGTTTTACCGTAGCTTATATAGCTTTAGAAGAATCAGTACAAAGGCAAGCTTTAAGACTAATGACAGTCAAAGCAAATAAGCCCTTACATTTAAACAACGAAATACCAGAAGATGAGTTACGAAAAGCTTTTGACAGTAGTATCGGCTCTGGAAAAGTTTATTTACGAAGTGGATTTGGGAGTGTTGACCCTGACCATTTACTTAACGATATTCGGTTTGTCGTAAAAAACTTTGGAGCCCAATTTGTCATCATTGACCATTTATCAATATTGCTGAGTGGCAATACCGATGATGAGCGAAGAATGATAGACCAAGTAATGACCAAACTACGGTCATTTGTAGAAGAAACCAATATCGGTATGATCTTAATCTCACATTTAAGAAGATCTCATAACGATAAAGGACATGAAGAAGGAGCCCAGGTATCCCTCGGTCAACTAAGGGGAAGCCACTCTATAGCTCAACTTGCAGATATATGTTGCAGCTTATCCAGGGACATAACATCAGGATCTAATACCACAAAACTAACCGTACTTAAAAATAGATTTAATGGTCAAACTGGACCGATAGATGGAGTACTTAGTTACAACAAGGAAACTGGAAGATTAGTTGAAATACCCACCGCACAAGATTTTTAATGAAAAAACATGAAATTACTCGTAGCCTGTGAATATAGCGGAGTTGTAAGAGAAGCCTTCGCTAAAAAAGGTCACGATGCATGGTCATGTGATCTACTACCTACAGATCAACCAAGTGATAAACACATTCAAGGAGATGTTCTTGAAATAATTAATGATGGATAATATGAGACTCGCATTTGACGTAGAGACAAATGGACTATTGCGAGAACTTGATTGTATTCATTGTTTAGTAACTCAAGATTTAGATACTGGAAAAGTATTCAAATATGACGATACTGGACTACATGATTCAGTTATAACAGGCATACAAAGTCTGATGGTAGCTGATGAAATATGGGGTCATAACTCGATAGGTTTTGACTGCGAAGCAATCTTGCAATGTTATCCATTTTTTAAAGATAGTACCGCCAAAGTTTATGACACTTTGATTTTATCCAGGCTGTTCTTTATGGACATGTTGGATAGGGACTTTCGATCTAAACA